TGAGTTTTCAAGAGTTGCAGTTTGGGCCTCAGCTTCCGTTGCCTCTTTAACCTTCTGTACCGGCCTTTCAAACCGCAGATCAACCCAGCGACCGTCTGTAATATCCATTAGAACTCCGACCACTTTCGCCGTTATAGTCCTCAGAGCAAGGCCTTATCAAATATATCACAACATAGGCAACGTAAAATTATTAAATTCGAGATCAAGCCGACAAAAAAATATCATAACAAAAAAAAGAATTAAACCATGGCAACTTTATGGGTTAACCTTTGTTCCGTGCTCATAGCCTATGAGCATTTATTAAAACATAAGTGACTAATTTATTTTAAAAGGAATTATCATGAAACCCATTTTGTTTGCTCTCGCTTTATGTGCATCTTTAGGTGTATTTTCTACTGCAGCAAACGCTGGTATTATTTGCTTTACTGATGGCACCTGTGTTGATATTGGTGATACCGGTATCCATCCATAAGATACTGCCGGGGCTCCATTGGGTTGCCCCGTTCACCTTCCTCTTGTTAGCCTCTTAATCTTCTACAAACTCTCAGCCAATCGCACTATTCCATTCCAACCGTAAAATTCAGGTTTTGCTATTTCATTTTGTTATTCCTTATTCAGCCTGGCATCGGGGTAACGTCAACGATGCGAACGATCGCTTTAAACGATCAATATGCAACAAATTGATCGGCAAAATTCATTTGCAACTCCAAAACAATACACACACTTAATAAGGATTTCCATATGGAGGTGTATCATGTCTGCATACAACATGACATTTTGCAGAATGTGTGGATTATGGATAAGCGATGAATCTGACTGGCCCAATGGCGAACCGGGTTACTGTGAGAAATGCAAACCAGCATCGCTTTTAAAGCGGACGGTAACAAGAATCGGAAACATAATCCGAGCTGCGTTTATTGGAGTCGTTAAAAATTAAAACCACCAGCACCAGGGAATATTAAAAGAGGCAGAATTAACCGCCTCTTTTAGTTTCCGTTACTTCGTCAATATATACACAATGAAAAATACAACGCCGGCAACCGCCAGGCGAAACCAAAGCGGATGATCCTTCTGTTCTTCCTGAGTCTTCCCGCCTGAAAGCTTCGTTGTATAAGACAGCCCCGACCCAGGTATGCCGACCGTTCCATTAACACCTCTTTTCCCGATGTTAACAGAGGCGCCGCGCGCACCTATTGACGTGCTAATGCCTTTCTTCCCAATGTTTATATAAACACCTGGCGCGATTCTAATTCTTTTTCTAAACCGGATAGCCATAACAACCTCCATGCTGTGTAAGGCCGGCAGCATAACACAATGCAATGCAATGCAATGCAATGCAATGCAATGCAATGCAATGCAATGCAATGCAATGCAATGCAATCCAACCAACTATATGACTAAATCACGACTTATACAGATGGTGCCATTTCCCCGAAGGTATATTTTACGCTCACACTCCAGGCGGCACCCTCTTTATAATCCTCCAAGGCACCCGATGCAACATCCATCAACTTGGCCGGACTCCCTACCACAGCCAAAATCATTACAGAATGTTGGCGCCATACTCCGCTAACTTGTTTGCTTGTTGTTGTCGTGCTCAAAGTATATTGCAAGGGTATCCCAGAGCTATCACATGGTATTTTACCCAGCGAAATATCGACAATCACAGCCCCACTATATTTTGCGGGAACTCGGCTAAGCATTAATGTATTTTTAACGCGCCACACCCCACCTGTTTCGCTAAAGGCATTATCCTCTGTAAAGTTAGGGCCGGCGCTAGTGCTAACATATGTCCCTGTAACCCCGACGTTAGGAACTTTATATCTATCAAATAACAATCCATCGCTGCTATTTGACAACAGGTTATTTACGTTTGGGTCTAGTTTGACTCCCCCGTCTAATTTGGCGATATCTTCAACAGTTGTTACCTCTGTTACGTCACCATTAACGACGGGTATTAATGCATCACGCTTTAGGTCTTTAGCTCGGGGGAGTTTTGATAATGGTAAGGATAATTCGTCTGTCCTACCCTCATTCGGGGCTAATTTCAACTGCTGCGCAGTCTTAGGGGATTTAAAGTTACCCATTATTACCTCTTTTCGCCTGGAGGGTTAATCAAAATAGCCAATGCCATCAGATTTTTTTTCTTTCTTGGCCGCCTTACTGCCTGCCGGCGGTTTAATATCAGTGACCAGGTTAAACGCCATAGTCAGGCCGGAGCTGTTCAACGAGAAAGCCAGTGACTCAATTAACCAGGTGCGATCCTCTTCCTCGCCAAAACCGGCCGTTGTTATCCGAGCCTCTGCCGTTAACGGGACGTACTGAGGCCGCCCCGGGCCGCTCAGCGTCATTCGCCGCTCGTTGCGGTTGGCCTTCGTCATTTTGGCCTTGGCGCTGCTATCAGCCAGGGCCTTGCTCGGCTGGGTGAACGGGTTAGCCTGGTCAGGCCCGTTATGCTCGAGCGATTGCGTTTTAGTCCGACCGTCGTCGGCGTCGTAGTATGCGACGCTCACCTTGCCCTTTTTACCTTTGCCGTCCGCCATCTTCGCGGGCTTTTCAGTCGTCGCGCCGCGCTGGCCATCTGAATAACTCCACGATGTCAGCGCCTCCCGGGTGATCGTCACATTGCTAAGCCGGCGACCGCTCGCGGTCGTCGCCTCCCCTTGTTCCAGGAACAGCCAATAGCCGCCGGCCGGTTTGCTAACCGCGTTATACGTTCGCGCCAGGCGAGTCATAAGCGCGGCGTCAGACTCTCGCACCTGATCGATATGCTCGATCGCAATGCTGGCCAGCTGCTCGGCAACCTTCGGGATCAGTCCGTTATCCTTGGCGACCGTCGTCACGATGTCCCCGAGTGTCACCGCGTCCCAGCTGCGGCTTTTCTGGCTCTGTACGTCTCCAGGTTGCTTTTGCGCATTCATAGGGGCAGCAGTGGCATACAACACGATTTTTCGCGGCGGTCCGCTGCTGGCGCGGCCGGATACAACAAACCAGCCCTTGTCGACCAGCTGGCCATTGAATCCCAGGGAAACCCGGAGGCGGGCGCCCTTTGGCGGTAGCTTGAGGGTTTCAGACAGGAGGGTGATCTGCAGCTCGTCAGCCTTGCCCGTGGCGCCACCGTTATCGGTCAGGCTGAGATCAACCAGGTTTTCCCGCAAAATCGCGGTAATGTCCCGCCCCTCTGCCGTTATGCGAAATTCTGGCCGAAATTCGGCCGGCTGTTTTTGTTGCATCGGTTAATCCCATAGCTGTATCGGCGATTCTGGCGTCGGCGTCTCAATGTCTGGCAAGGTGATGACTATCCCCGTCGGATAGACGGCTCCCAGGGCCGCCAGTTCGCGATTTGTGTCCAAAACCGTTACAACGGTCTGGGAAAGGTTCTCCGTGCCGTAGTAAGCCGCACAGACGGCATCCAGCACGTCACCATCACGGGTTAGATAATTCGTCGGCATAGTGTTTTATCGTGATCGAGTAGGTTTTCTTACGGGGAGCGCCGCCAGGCAGAAACGCCGGCGTCGTGTCGGTAAAGTCGGTAATGACCCACCAGCCCAATACATCGCCGGCACTGCTCACCAACTGCTGAGGTTCGGCCTTGTCGGCCAGGTCATACAGCGCATCGATACTGGCCACGCCGTTCCTGAATTGTGAATGCGCCTCTCCGTCCATTTTGACGGACCGCGCCGATTTCCCTGTGTACTGCAGTAAGTCCTGCCGGCCGATCCGCTCCTGCTCACTCCAGCGCCAACGAGCCTCACGCGTCAGCTGGTTATAGGTCGCGGTATCGATGGAAAATTCAAAATTGCCGAGCATCATCATAATGCTGGCGCTGTCTGCCGGCTGCCTGGTCGAGTAGGCGCCGGTGATCGTGCCAATAATGTCCACCATTACCAGGGCTCCGCAGGGTCATACATCGCATTATTGCCGTTAAACACGTCCATGTTTTTCAATGATGAAACCGCGCTATCCGCCACGGCCTGCGCATCCTGGCCAGGTTGAGCGATCACCGTCATATTCACCTCTTGCCGGCGATTGTCCGTCATCGTAGGCTTGTCGCCGGCGGCGCCCTGATTGGTCAGCGAGGAAAGGAAAGCAAACGCGCCATCAAGTGGATCAGCGGATTTTCCATCAATCGAGGCCAGCAGATTTCGCCCTTCCCTTTCTTTAAAGCCATCAGAACGTCGCTCCCAAAATCCAACGGACTCCTCAGCCTGGGACCATTGTGAGCGTAGCTTATCTACAACACCGGGAGCCTCCACCGATTTCGTAAACCATTCGCCAAGGCCAGCACGATTGGCCTGAAAACGCGCCAGCTCGACACTGCCCCCAGTGGCAACACCTTCCAGAATTCGCCGCTTATCAGCGTCCTCATCAGGTAAAAGCCACGATAGTTTTTTTGCAATGGCCAAAAATAGCTTTGTTACGGTCATGATGCCGTTGGCAAACTCCACCAGGTTCGGGATCCATTTATCCTTTATCGTGGTGGCGATAATGTTTATGCCGCCATTCTTGAACCAGGCGGAAAGCTCGTTCGCCAGCTGCGTCACTTTCGGCGCCAACGAGCCGCCCAGCTTGCCGGCGATTTCCTCAACGGCCGATCCCCACACGCTGCGCAGATTGCTAAACGCGATATTGCCGCGAATGGCGCCATCTGCGCCTTCCTTCGTCACCAGGTTGTAACGCTTCTGCTGATCCATCAGCTCTTTGTAACTCTTGCCGGTGAGGCGCATGTACGTCAGGATTTTGTTCGCCTCGCCGCCCATCAGCATATCGACGGCGGACGCCGCTTCCTGCTCGTCCTTGTGCGTTAGCGCGCGCTCCATGATCTTCTCAAACTGCTGCTCATTGGTCAGGCCGGCAAAGTCGCCGGCGCCAAATTTCAGCATTTTGAAAGCATCGTTAAGCGAGGATTGTTCCCCCGTCGCCTTATATTCGCCGGCTTTGTTCTTCAGCTCCTCGAGAAGGTCCCCGAAGTTTTCACCGTTCAGCCCCATTTGCTTCCCGAAGCTGTCCCACGCGTTATACGTCTCGATGCCGACGCCGTAGGTTTTCGCTTTCCCGACGGCCTCGGCGGTCCGGGCGTTCATGTTCACAGGGGAAAGGATCGCGCCGGCAGCGGCAGCAAGCGCCCCGCCGCCGAGCGTCATCCCGATCCCCGCTTTCAGCGTGCGACCTACTGCCGTTTTTGCGCCGGCACCGAAGCGGCGCAGGCGTTCAGCACGCTGCAGGTCACGATTTAAGGCCACCTGCGCAGCATCCGCTTTTTTTATCTCGCGCGTCACGCCGGCATAGTCGCGTTTCAACCCGGAAATATCTTTGCCGGCTAACTTCGCCTTCTTCATTTCCAGCGCAAGCGCCTTCTGCTGCTTGCCCAGCTTTTCAGACTGTTTTTCGACAGAACTCAGTCCCTTTTTCAGGCCGTCCGTAGAACGGCCCCAGGAAGAGTCGATATTGCCGCCGAAACTGATAACGGCCTTTAATTTCTGGCTAAGTCCGGCCACGATTGATTATCTCCACTTCAAGCACCAGAAAATCGCTAAACACGCTGAATGGCATGTTCAGCCAGTCGCCCAGCGTGTAATGCAGCCGGCGCCCCAGGAGCCTTAGCCCTCGCTGGATGTCGATTTCTCTCGTTTGTCGGGCGGCAGCAAAAAATCGTTAAACATGTCCTCCAACTGGGAGAAGTCCGCCGAGGTCAGGCGCTCAACGTCAGCAACGTTCATATTGCAGAGGTTGGCGATCATGGCCACTTCATTCTCCAGGTCATTCCCTTTCATCCGGGAGAACTCAATACGGTCACGCACCAAAGGCTCCCGCATGAGCACACTGGTTAACTGGCTGCCGTTTTCGAGGGTCAGCGGGGAGTAAAACTTGATCTCTTTCGTATTGGCTGGATAACTCATAGAAAACTCCAATAAAAAAGCGGCCCGGAGGCCGCTTGTCAGCGATAAGGAAAGGTTTAAAGGCGGATTTTGGCGGCGATACCGCGCAGCTGATCCACGCCGTTCACGCGGCGAATAAAGCGCTCGGTGTCAATTTCGAACAGCTCCCGGCCTTCAAGGGTCTGCTTGTAGTAGTTGATCGCGATTTCGACCGTTGTCGCCTTCTCCGACAGCGTTTGATTGTCGCGGGCGTCAGGGGTGATCTTCGAAACAAAGCCCTCAATCTCGTCAATCGCCCCCAGCGCGCCGCCGTTACTGAGATAGCCCTCATAAGCCGCAAAGCGGTTACGGTTGCCCGTCACAAAACCAAAGCGGGACAACATGTCCGCATCGATGCCGTAAAACTTGATCTGGCAGGTGAGCGCCTCCATGCCGTCATCCATCGGCGTCGGTGCGTCCTGCGCCCCGGTGCGCAGGTCCGTTTTCACGATCGACAGTTCCGGCGGCGTATACTCATGCGCGCCCTGAATACGGAAACCGCCGGCGAAAAACGTCCAGGCCCTTAACGTTGCTTGTTGGCTCATACCGTCCCCAGCTCCTCTACAGCATATTTGTTGTTAATGCGTACTCGCATAGTGATCCGCTCGGTCGGCGACTTCGGCCCAAAATCGTAATCGATATAGACTTCGCCGGCCGCCAGGGTTTCGGCTGTGTTCAACTCCTCATCCAGCCAGGCGCGCCCGCCAAAAATGGCCTTGAGTTTGGTAAGTCGGCGCATGTAGGAGTTAATCGTGCCCAGGATGTCATCGATGTTCTCTAGGTCCAGCGGGCGATCGACGTACAGCAATACCGTCTCCTGAATGCTGTCCTCGATAACGTCTGCCGTTCGGCGCACAGACTCAAATTGCCATTGCGGATCCTTGATGCAAAGGCGGTTCCCCCAATGGCGAAAACCGTCACGGCGGATAATGGTTGTGACGTTTTCCATATTCAGGAGATTAGCCTGGCAGTTGCGATCGCCGAGAATAAACTCGTCAACCTGTTCAACGCCGAGAATATTGGCGATCGGCTGATTCGACTTACTCCACCACCAGCCCTTTTCCAGGTCGATTTTGGCGCGCAGGCCGGCCGCACAGGCGGAGTAAGGGCGAAACGCGATCTCACCGTTGGCCTTCACTTTCGAGACGCGGGGGCGTAACAGCTCAACCCGGGTGCCGTACATCTGGCGGCGGGTCACAACCTCTTGCGGCGTGGCCATCGACTCACAATCAACATAAGCCACCGCGCGCAATTTGTTTGCGGCCGTCTCCAGCGCCTTCCCGATCACGTCATCTTCACTGAACCCCGGGGCAATCAAAATGCGCGGACGGTAGCCGGTGATTGATTCACTTTGCGACCAGGCGGCCATTGCGGCGATCAGGTTGGCCCGCACGTCTGGATCCACCGAAAATTTCTGTTCAGTGAGCAATTTCGCTCCGTCTTCGGTCGTTAACTTCGCGCCTTTTTCCGTGCTCAGCACCGCAGCGGCTTTACCCTCCGCGTCATCCGCCGCTCGCACGACAATGATCAGCGCGTTCGTTTGATCGGTGATATCCGTGATCGCCTCGCCCAGCGTACCACCAGCACCGAGGGCGCTTAGTTGAGTGCCCCCAATGACGGCAACAGGCGTATTGACAGGAAACGGCTCATCGGCCCCGCCGGTTAACAGGGCCGTGAATGGCGCCACAATCCCCGCCGCCGTCGTTTCTTCGGCCTTGATTTTGCTATCTGCCACGGCATTCACCGCTGTCACCACGTCGGCCGTCGTCGCAGTCACCGCGCCTTTATCATCTGCAGCCAAGATGATCGACAGCACACCGGCCGCATAGCTTGCCAAGGTTTTCACGCCGGCGGCGCCGGCAACAGCCTCAACACTGTACTGATTACCCTGGCGGCCAGGGTCTACCGCTTTGAATACCAGCTCGTTATCAAGTAACGGCGTCCCGGTCGTCACACTGGCCGGCGAGCCTTTCGACGCGTTAGGCGCCGTTCCCACCAGGCCGATAATCGCGGTCTGAATCGTCGTCACAGCAACAGATCCGCTATTCAGCTCTATCGTTTCAACACCATGTAATTCTGCCATTGTTATCTCCAGGCATAAAAAAACCGCCGGCGGCGGTCAAGGGAGGGGGAAAATCGGTTTTTCTGGCGGTTTGCGTGTGGGGGTATCATCCGGGTTAAAGCGACTCAATAACACGCTGTAGCGCTCCCAGGCTTCGAGCTTTAACTTTTCCTCATCGGTGGCCATATTGAGTTTTACGGCACGCGCCAGCGGTACGATGATCGCTTCCGCCTCGGCAAGCCCCTGCTGTTTTTGATAAGCCGCCTGTAGGCGCAGTTGCTCCGGCGTCGGTTGTGGAGCAGGGACCCATACCGGATGCCCTTTTTTGTTGCTGCCCCGCACTTTTCCCTCTGGAATAGAGCCAGTGAATTCGATGTAAACATCGTCGGCAACGTCAACCAGGTCAGCCGGCAACGTCCCCGCATTCTCATAGTGCTCAAGCAGGCCAACAGGGTAAAACCCGGTTGTTGTGGCGCTAAATTTGTATTTCCCCATGATTAATGCCCCACCGCTATCCAGTAAATCATTCGCTCTTTTGTGCCATGCAACCAATTAAACGCATCGCGCGCGCCGACCAGATCCTGCACCTGCGCACTCCAGGTCGTCTCAAATCCCTGCGCATAGTTTCGAACTATCGTCCAGACGCCCAACAAGCGGTTGGGAACCGAAATATTCAGGGGAACGCGTTCTATCACGCCATCGTCAGCCCGCTGGCCTTCGAAAAAGCCTCCCTGCATAATCAGCGCCCCACCGTTCAGATTGAGGCGCGCCCACCACTGATTACCATCGACCGACATATCGCCAACGTTCTGAATTTGAGCCAGAATGGCGTCCCATAGCCAGCCGCCGTTTGGGTTCCAGCGAGTCCCCCAAATATTGCCGTCCTGCGCCATCTGAGCCTCACCGACATGCAGCTCGTTGGTGTGCACCGCGTTGTTGACCCACTCCTGCGTGGCAAACGTACCCGCTTTACTTTTAATGTTGCCGTTGTACGGGTTGAAGTCCCAGGCACAATCCACATCACTATCACCGCGCACGTGGATAATGGGGTGCGCGTGTTCGTTGTTTCCTGGCATCAGATAGCCAAAACTCACTGCGGCGGGGTAGCCCTGGTCTTTGCGAGTCGATGTCCCCTTGGCAATCGGCACAAAAACGCCGCCAGTGGTGACCGGCCACTGCCAGTTGGGCTGGAAAAACGGGGCCTGAGTGCTTAACTGGTCAGCATAAGAGCCTGCGCCGGTCGGCATCGCCTCGGGCGTGCTGGCAAACGACGGGGCAATAAGTTGGCCGGTTGCCGTGTCACCGCTTTTGCGTAAAAAATGCTCATCCGACTCTTCGTTACTGCGAATGTCCAAATACCCCCGAGCCAGTGCCTGAGCCTCCTTCCCGGCAGCCTCGATTTCCGAAAGGGAGTTTTTTATCTGCAGATAACGGGCGTCCGCTTCTTCAATGGTTAGCACCGAAATATTGGGGTCAATCTCGAGCACCACGCTTTCAGCATGTACCAGCGGCATCGCAAAGTTCACCACCAGCTCTTTTACGATCGAGTCATTTTGTTCCGGTAAGTAGGTGTATGGATAGGCGCCATAGGCAATCAGAACGCCGGTGCTACTCATCAGCCCAAACTCCCGGACTACTTTACCCGGGTGCTCACGGGCGTTAATCACCGCCTGGCCGGCAATCATGCCGCTTCCCGATTCTCCCTGCGTAAAGGGCACATCCCCAAACTTATTAACCAGTTTGGTTACAGCAGGGTCAGGGGTCACAGAAGCCCCTCCGCCATCACCGAACGCAACGATCGGGATAGTGATCACCTCACCGGCCTGATAGGCCGCCTCTATCGCCTCGGCCCCGACGGCGGTTAAAATTAATCCTGATGCCATTATTCACTCTCCAGTTCAATTACGGCGGCCGTGCAATATCTGTCCGGGTTTGTCAGCCCCAGGTTTTTCCCTGTGCCATACTTCAAAATAATCGCCCGTCTTGCTCCCTCGGGATTGGGTCGTCCTGGC